CTACGACCAGACCTGCCGACTGGTGGCACGAAGACGAGGCTTCAGCAAGCAATTGGGTTTGGCACGGCAATGGAGCGGATATTGTAGCATATAGGATTGTCGAGTAATGCTTGACGGCCAACTTGTAGCTATCTTCGGGCGGGTATTTGGTAGCATTTACCTGCCCGCCACGCTGCACAAGCGCACGATGGCTTACGATGGCGATGGCAATCCCACTGCTACGGCTACGGACTATTTGTGCAAGGCGCAAATGGACAGTGTTACCGAGAACATGCGTTCCGCTGCTGGTTATACTGAAAATGATGTTTCCATTTACATTCTTGCGCACAACTTGCCAGTCAGCGTTTCGTCGGATGACGAGATAACGTTGAAAGGCAGGCGTTGGTCTTTGCAGGGTCCGAATCAGGACCCGGCTGGGGCGTACTGGCTTTGCAGGGGGCAGTTGGCGTAATGGCTAAGATCGCGGGCGCTGCACAGTTCACGGCCAAGCTGCGGAACAACAGCGTTCAAGCAGCACTGTTTAACAGGATGAAATGACATGGCACGTTGGATCAAGTTTAATTCCAACTTCGACTACCGCCACCCGTCCCGCGCCGTGACGGCGTACAAGGAGGGAATGGTCGAATACGTGCCGAATAAGGTAGCTGAAGCGGTTATCGAGGCGGGCGCTGCTGTTGAGGCTGAGAAGCCCGTTGATCGCGATGGGCGGGCTTGGTTGAATGGCTAATCACATGACAGAGGCCACTGGCGCGATTGTCAATGCGCTGAAGGCCGATAGCGAAGTTACCGGCATTGTCGGGCAGCGTATCTACAACGTGGAAGCGCCCGCTACGCCTGTGTGGCCGTTTGTGCTGGTTGGCTCGCCCATTGAGACGCCGGACCTGTATTCGTGCTGGGAAGGATCGCAACAGTCAATCGTGATCCATGCGTTTGCGCGCGGGCCGGGTGAATTGGCCACATCCAATCTGGCCTATGCCGTTCGACGGGCGTTGTTCAATCGCCGCACCGAGCGCGGGCAGGTTGAGATAAACCTTTCCCACGAACAGACACAGATCATCCGGGATAGTGCGGAGGCCAGTTCATACCATGCGCTGGTGCGTATGCGGGCGTTTGTTGCGGAGATGGCGCAGGAATAGCCGCCCTTCCCGATAATTCGCTTATCCGCTACCCTTCCCGTGTCAATGCCCTCGTTCGGGCTTAGCACGGGATTTTTCTTATATGGCTTTGCCCAATCGTGTGAAGGGTGGATATTACTACCTCCAAGTCGGCAACGGTGCTGCACCCGAAGTATTTACGACCATCTGTGGCCTTAATACCCGATCGTTCACCGCCCAGCTTAACGGTAACGATGAGTTCATCAAGGATTGCGCGGACCCGGAATCGCTGCCGGTGCGCGCGTTCCTGCCCACCGGCAAGCAGTGGGATATTTCGGGTTCGGGCATTATCGACCGCAACAACATCAAGTCGCTGGTTGACCGGCAGGGCGAGACTGCCAACTATCGCTTCGTGATGGGCGCTCCCGATGGATCGACCGGTTTCGCTGGCCGCTGGGAAGGTCCTGCGGTTCTTACCAACATCCAGTTCGGCGGCAACGACGATGCGTTTGCGACGATCGATGTTACGATCGTGTCTGACGGCGAATGGACGCTTGTAGAGGACGTGTAAGCAAATGGCTCAGGAGGTAATGAGCCTTTTGTTTGGTGACGGTGAATATGATTTTCGCCTGACCATTCACGGCATTAAGGAAATACAGGAAAAGTGCGGGTGCGGGATTGGCAAGGTCTGGTCCCGCCTCGCAGCTTCCCGGCTCAATCATGTTGGAGTTGATTTGGGCCACCCAGAAGTCGCCGAGTTCCGTATTGAAGATATCATTGAACCTATTCGCCAAGGGCTGCTTGGGGGTGGGCGCGGTACGGTTGACGAATGTGAAGTTAAGGTTACTCCATCGGTCGCAAACCGACTGATAGAAAATTATGTCATAAGTCGCCCTTTGCAAGAGGGTTGGGCGGTTGCCTTTTCTGTAGTTGGTACGCTTGTGGAAGGATGGGAGTCTGATAAAAAAAAAGTAGCCACCCCCCTAGAGACAGCGACGGAAGATTTGACTACGCAGGGGCTTTAGCATGGGGTCTGGAAAAAGGCTGCATATCCGATATTAAAGATATGACATTTTGGGAGTTTACGGCGGCTACTGGCAGGCTGAACGAATGGTTCAGCAATGAAGATGATGAAGAAGATGATTTGCCAGATTTTGAAACCATGAAGCGCGGGCTAATGGTTGTGCAAGAAAGCGAAAGGGCCCATTAGTGAGTACAATTCAAGATATTGAAAGAAAGCTTGGATTGGCTCGCGGCTCTTATCGTCGCTTTATCGGCCCCGCTCTTTTTGCTGCTGGGAACAAAGTTCAGGTAGATGCCCAAATCAGCATTACAGAAGGGGCTGTTTCCGGGGAAAACCACGTTCCCAGCCGCCCCGGCGAACCGCCTAACAATGATACCGGTGTTCTGGCTAATAACATTGAAACAGTTTCGGTAAGCCCATTGAAGGTCGAAGTTTCTTCAAACGCGCCCTATTCTCAAAAATTGGAATTTGGCGGACACAACTCAAACGGTTCCTTTGTAGCAGCGCGTCCATTCATGGCCCCGGCAGCTAACAAGAACAGGAAAAGAGCGCAAAGGTTTGTTCAGGCTGCGTTGCGTGCGGCTATCAGGGCATCGATGAGGGGTTGAAATGGCCGTAGCTGAAGAAGTAGTCATTGAACTTATCGCAAGGACGGAAAGGCTTGAAGCTGGCCTAGCTAGGTCTAGGCGAGAGATGGGCGCGCTTGGCAAAGGCGTAAATCTCTTAAAAGGGCTGTTAGCAGGCTTGGGTACTGCCGCTGCTGCAAGAGAGTTCTTGCGCCTTGCGGATGCCTCAAAGCAACTTGATGCCCAGCTACGATTGGCAACTTCTACATTTGGTTCTTACAATGTAGCACAAGCCGATGCTCAGCGCATTGCTAAAGATTCGCGTAGCGGTTTAGTTGAAACTGCTTCGCTGTACGCTGGCTTCGTTCGCGCTGCGCAGGATTTGGGGAAAAGTCAAGGCGAAGCGGCGCAGGCTACCGAGACCTTTAGCAAGGCGCTCAAGATTGGCGGCGCTAGTGCTGAGGATGCAAAAAACGCAACGCGCCAGTTCCTTCAGGCGCTTGCGGGCGGGATTCTTCGGGCTGAAGAATTTAACTCGGTTGTCGAGGCCAGCCCTCGTGTCGCTCGCCTTTTCGCGGAAGGCTTGAATACCAGCGTTGGTGGTTTGCGTAAGTTAGTCAATGAGGGCAAGGTTACTGCCGATCAGCTTTTTGGCGTTCTCAACAACAAGAAGCTGTTTGAAGGAATTAACAACGAGTTCAAGCAACTGCCTGTCACCTTTGGGCAGGCTATGGAGCAAGTCGAGAACGCTGCCATCACTACGTTTGGTGCGTTTGACCGTGGCGGCGGGTTTTCGACTGCACTTGCCAGTTTCATTCTTGATGGCGCGAATGGGTTCAACGACCTGTCCAAGAAGGCCGAAGATTTCGGCGTAAGCGCCCGTGGGTCGATTGAGGGGCTTGCCTCTGCGTTTGGGCCAGTGCTTGATGAAGGCTTGCGCATTTTTGACGCGCTTGGCTTGAGGGTGAGCCAGTTTAGCGCTGACGGTCGCAAAGAAATTTCTGATATTCTTGGCGCTATTGACGATGCTACTGGCTTTATAGATAAGTATCGAATTGCTTTGGGCGGAAACAAGCAATTTACTGTAAATGGACAAAACGTAGAAACTTCTACTAATCTAAGGGGTAGATTTGACGCAAGCGCAGCGGCTTCGGATCGCAGGCGTCGTGACGAAATCAACAGCCGCAAGCTGGACGATATGTTCGGCAACTTTGCCACAGGGCAAGGTAATCGGGACATTTATGGGCGCAGGCTGAATAGCACTACTTCGCGACCGGCGCTTGCTAGTGGGGGCGCGGGCGGCAATGACAAGGCCATTGAAAAAACAGAAAAACTTATTGGTGATCTTAAAAAGCTACAGGCGGGCGCTACGGGCGCTGCCGCAGTTAGTCTTGGAAAGCGTATTGAAAAGGAAACCAAGCGTCTAGGGCTGCTTCGCCAAGGAATTGGCAATGAGGCAATCAACGCATCGCTTGGCGGTCGCGGGCGCGGCAGCGCAGAAGCTGAAGCCAAAAAACGGCAAAGAGAAGCGGAAAAAGCCGCCCGTGATGCGGCACAGTATCAAAATGATATTGGCGCTTTGCGCGCGGACGAAATCCAGTACCGTGCCGATTTGGGTAATTCTATTCAAGCAGATGCCCAGGCCCGCATTGCGGACTTGAATGAACGGCGAGCCGCCTATGCGCGAAACCTCGAACTAGACAAAAGCCTTGATGAAGCAAAGCGAAAAGAACTGCTAACGCAGTACGATGTGAATACCGGGCTTCGAACTGCGCTCATCAATCAGAACGCCAGAAAGGATTTGGAGCGGCAGGCTGCGGACGCAGCGCAAACAATTCTTTCGACTGACGCGGATATTGCGCGTTCGAATGGCGAACTAGCTACAACCCGCGAGCAGCGCTTGGCTGTTGAATTGCGCCTTATAGATATTGCTGAAAAGCAAGAGCGGGCAGCGCTAGAGCGTGTGGTAGCCGAGCAGGCAGGAACGGAAGCAGCGCGCGCTGCGCAAGACCGCCTCGACCGCATTGGGCAAGTTTACGGCAATCAGCGGGCGAGCGCCAATAGAAACGCCCAAGGGGCCTATGCGCGCTACCGCAGCGATATGACAGATGCGGGCGTTCTCGCAGATGATATTGACCGTATTAAGATTGGCACGCTGGAAAGTGTCACCGATGAATTGACCAACGCCACCAAGGCCGCGCTTGGGCTGAAGGGTGCGTTCGGCGATATTGTGGGCGAGTTGATCCGTATCGGCATTCAGCGCCGGTTGATCGGACCGCTTGCTGATCGGCTGTTTGGTCCTGCCGGTGGCGCTGCGGGTGGCGGTAGCGGCGATGGCATTCTAGGTGGCATACTTAATCTGTTCGGCGGTGGCCGCGCATCGGGCGGCAATGTCATGGGCGGGAAGATTTACCGCATCAATGAGAATGGCCCTGAACTATTCCAGCCCGCGCAATCGGGCAAGATTTACCCGACCGGGCAGCTTAACAAGGCAGCGGGACGCGCGAGCGGTGGAACGGTGGTTCAGCAGTCGTTTACGCTAGATGCCCGTGGTGGCGTAGTGACACAGGAATTGTTGCGGCAGGTAAACGTGCTTGCAACGCAGAAAGCGAGCCAAGCGGGCAAGGCTGCATACGAGGCGTCGCCCAAGCGTTCCGCGACGTTGACCGCGCTGGGTACTTGACATGCGCGTACGGCTGTGCATAGTCAGTGACATGCGCGGCCTGACTTCTCAACACTCGATTACCGGCAGCGAGTGGAACGCCTATCCTGCGTGTTGCTGCACGTCAACGGCCTTCGGGTGCAGCGCGGACATTGTTGGGTTTAAGGATGGGAATGCCGGTAACAAAGGGTTAGTGTTTTAATGGAATCAAGAGAAGCATTTCTGTTCCGCTTGGAATGCGACCCGCCCGCATATCTATGGAGCGGCGTGGGCGACCTGATCGTTGACGGCGACACCTATCTAGGCGGCGGGGAATTGCTTTCCGGACTGCCCGAGATTCAACAGCTTATCAACGGCACCGCGAGCCGTGTTGACTTCACTGCATCTGGCGTTGATGCCGAGACTATCCGCCTTGCGCGCGAAGATCGGGCAAGCGTGAACGGCGCTACGGTTCGCATTGGTACTGTTCCCATGAATGCCGATTGGCAGATCGCAGGTCCGGTTGATTGGGAGTGGGAAGGCGTTGCCGATGTCGTGACGGTCGATCGCACCGGCACCGAAGATGGCGGCGTTGTGCGGTCCATTTCGCTATCGGTGGGCAGTGCCGACACAGCCCGTTCGAGATTGCAGCTATCGTTATTCACCGATAGCGATCAAAGGAGGAGAAGCCCAGATGACGCATTCTTTAGCCATGTCGGAGGTATCACGGCGGGTACCTCTCGACGCTTTGAAGGCACAAGCTAATCCGCTATCGGCTAGGCTGCACCGCTATCTGATCGAGGCGGCATCGCAGCCGCACGAATGGGGAGTTTCGGACTGTTGCACTTTTGCAGCAGATTGGGTGGTGGAATGCGGATATCCCGATCCCATGGCACGCTGGCGCGGCAAATATGATACACAAGAAGGTGCTATGTCGCTTATTTGCGACGCTGGCGGGCTTGCAATGCTTTGGACGCTGGGTATGCTTGATGTGTCACTGCCCGAACCAGACGCGCCGCGTATTGGCGACGTGGGCGTAGTGGAGGCGATGACGGTGGAAGGGCCGCAGCAGGTCGGGGCCATCTTCGGTGGCAAGCGCTGGGCCATGCTCTCCCCAAATGGCATCTTCTGTGCTAGTGTGCCCGCCGTAATGATTTGGCGGGTGTGATCCTTTGAGCCGTTCTATTGGGCAAATTATTGCCGTTGCAGGCATCATCGCCGTTCAGATTATCCCTGGCGTGGGTCAGGCGATCGGCGCGGCTATTGCGGCAGGCGTGGGCATTGGCGCGACAACCGCCGCGACTGCATCGGCAATTGCCGCGATTGGTTTTTTTGCTGTAGGCGCGCTTGCTACGGCGTTTGGGAGCAAGCCCGCCCCGCCCGCAGATGGTGTTGCATCAACGGTCAAGAATCCAATTCCCGTTCGCCAGTACGGTTATGGGCGTCGCCGTTTCTACGGTAGTCTTGTACTGTTTGAGACTGCTAGAAATGGCAGTGCTGTTGACGTATATGCGTTTGTTGATGATGAGGCGGATGGCGTCGAGCATCTTTACCTAAACGATGACAAGGTGCAGCGCATTGGCAACAATGTGCAAGAGGGTGAAGACAACCGCTACCAATCGAATCATGTGCACTTTGGCAATACGCTTGGCCAGACTCCTAATCAGCCATTTGCCGAAGTGCAATCACTTCTTCCCGGCATCTGGACGCCTGCCCATCGTGGCGATGGAGTTGTTACGGGCTACTTGGTAAAGCGTCCTGAAAAGACCCGCTCGTTTACCAAGACGTATCCTCAGGGCGATAATATCCAGCCTAGCATTGTTATTCGCGCAACCAAGAATTGCTTCGATCCACGCACCGGCACTACTGGCTGGACCGAAAACCCTGTGCTGCATTTGCTGCACTATTTGACTACAAAGCGCGGATATGATTACAATCGCCGTATTGCGCCCACGGTTCAATACTGGATTGACGCTGCCAATATATGCGATGAACTGATTCCGCTAAAGAACGGTGGGAGCGAGCGGCGTTATCGTTCGTGCGTCAGCTACAACGCAAACTCTATGCCCAAGGAAATTATTGCGTCGTTGCTGCAAACTTTCGACGGATGGTTTGCGCCGCGTGGCGATGGCGCGATTGTAATCTATGCGGGCAAGCTGTACGCGCCCACGGTCACGCTTGGACCGGATGAGATTATCAACTACAATCTACCGTTTGGGGTGGAGTCCGAAGAGCGAGTTGACCAGCTTACAGTATCGTATGTCAGCGAGCCGCACGACTGGAATGTCGTTGACACGACGCCATGGGGCGAGCCGGGGCTGCGTACGGACGCATTCGGCCCACAGACGCCCAGCTACTCGCAAAACCGCCGTCTAGCCAAGCGCCAATATGCCCGCATTAACGAAGCAAATCGCGGCACGATTACGACGAACCTGCTTGGACGCAAAGCGCGAGGGCAGCGCTATATCTATCTCAACATCACCGAAGGCGATATCGAGTGGTATAGCGGATTGGTCGAAGTGACGGGCATCAAGCGCGATTTTACGGCGGGCGGATTGTCGATCGAATGGGTTGCGGTCGATGAGAATATCGACGCATGGAACCCAGCTACCGAGGAAGGCGAGCCTGCTGCGCTAGGCGACCGGATTGCACCACAGCCGCTTGAAACGCCCGTGATTGGCAGCGCGATTTCGTTCTTCGATACTGCGACTGATGGGGGCACGGGCGCGCGTGTCCGCATTACCGTTGCATCGCCCGTGGGTAGGCCGGATTATACATGGTACGCCCGTTGGAAGCGCACTGAAGATAACGCTTGGAATGAACAACGCTACGACGATGTAGGCGAAGGTTCGGTTATTCTAGATACCGGATTTGTGCCCGCTGTCGATAACATCGAAACGCAGGTGTTGTACACTACGGGCGGACGCCCTAGTGACTGGTCGGCATCGGTAATCGTCAATACGTCCACCGATGCCGAGCCGCCCGCAGACGCCACCAGTATCACGCTGACGAACTGGTCGGATACGCTCGATCTAATTAGCGATCCGATCGCACGTGCGTCCTCGTATCGCTGGCGTTTCTATGCCGAAGATGGTACGTCGCTTGTACGTACAATCATCACTAGCGCCCGCACGGTTAGCTACAGCGCCCAGCAAGCCGCTGTGGACGGTGCGCGGCGTGCATATATCGTGCGCGTTGCTGGCGTCAACAGCGCGGGAGCGGGCGGCGAGGCATCGACCGGAACGCTTAGCCTGCCCGCCCCGCCTGTCGTGACCGGCGTTACCGCAGCAGAAGATACCAACCCCGGCAATGCGGTGGTGACGTTTACCGAGCAACCGGGCGTGGCAGGCTATTCCGTCGCTACGTCCACCGTTGCGAACTTCAATCCGCTAACGCAAGGCTTCATCACCCGCGCTTTTGCATCACCCGCGTACATTCAGAATCTTGCCGTTGCTACCTACTACACGAAGGTTGCGGCCTATGACGCTTGGACGGACAGGCCCGACCTGCTGAACTACAGCACGGAAGCTACGTTTACGATCACGGCTGCATCGGGCGGCTCTGGCGGTGGCGGCGGCGGTGGTGGTGGTGGCTACTGCGTTACCGAGGACACGCCAATCCTTCTTGCCGATGGCACACACAAGCCCGCTGGCGAACTAAGCGTGGGCGACCTGTTGTGGACCCAGCATGAAGACACGATGCAATGGGGTGCATATCCGGTTGAAGTGGTCGAGACTGTGCCGTCCGATGACGTATGGTTCGCGCAGGTCGGTCCTAGCGGATTGCGCGCTACTGGTGGACACCGTGTCTGGCTGTCGGGCGGCTGGGTAGAAATGCGCGACATCGGCGTGCCAACCGATGCAGCCCAGGTTGTGCGGCTGACTGTTACCGATGCTCATACGTATATCAGCGCGGGTATCCTTAGCCACAACCTGAAGCCCGTGGACGTTGATGAATAGCCTCGCCCTACCCCGTGACTGGATCATAGGCTAGTATCGCCGCATATGCCGTTCGTGTTTCCCATACACCTTTTCAATCCGAGCAACATCCAGTTTGGATTGCAGGGCAGCACGGTTGCATCCCCGCAATCGATTAGCGGTGTCGGGCAAGTGCTGCGCACCGATGGTGGCGGCTACTGGCAATGCAGCATGTCGGGCATTGTTCTGAACACGCCCAATAAGCTGCGCGCATGGCGGGCGTGGGAAAGCCATCTGGCGGCAGGCGTAACGCGCGTTATCTGCCCGGTGGCGGATGTAGGGCTAGGCCCGCGCCCATTGCAAGGCAAGAAGCTGGCGCGACCTAGCGGCGTAGTGACGACCGGATTTGACCCGAACTTTCCCGAAAGCATTGCGTTCGCTTCGCCATATATCGTGGCATCGATCGCGCCTGCTCCGTTCCGTGCTACGCAAGTCACGATCACGGTCGCGCAAGGATCGCGACTTGAGGGGAGCCAAGTGTTCAGCGTCAATCACCCTACCAAGGGACGGGGCATGTATCGCACGTCGCGCGTTGTGTCGCGCGATGGGCAGACCGCAACGGTTGTGATTGACCCGCCTTTGCGCGAGGCGATCAGCAGCGCGACCGCGATCGATTTCGATTGGCCTTCGTTCCAAGCGGTTGCGGCCACGGGCCAAGAGTACGCGCCCGATATCCAATATGGGCGGCGCGCTGAAGTTTCTATTGTGTTTAAGGAGGCAATCTGATGTGGACTCCGCTCGATGTGCCCATTGAGGTAAGCCGCAACGGCGTTACTGGCATCGGCCTAGAGATTTGGGATGATGTTGCGGATGCGGCGCTAGACCTGACCGGCATGTCGTTTACTTGCAAAGTCGCGAATGCGCTTGGGGAAGCGCCCATTGCTACATTTGTAGCTGAAGTTGTGGATGCCATTGCGGGGCAAGTGGATGTTATATTTGACGGATCGCAAATTAATGTGCAGGGCGAACAACAGATTGTCCGGCTTGCTTACGAAATAAAATCAGATGGCGGCGATACCGTCGTTCGTGGTCCGCTTTATTTAATACCGGGTATTTGACATGGCACTTTCTAACAATGGTCGTATTCGGGTTAATGTTACCGGCGCTCGCGGTGCACTTGGTATTGACTTGCAGGGAACGCCAGCGGCAGGACAGTATCTTGTCAAAGGTGCAGGAGGAGGGCGTAGCTTTGTCGCTATCACCCCTGCTACGTCGATTGCAAACGCTGTCCCGCTTACCGGGCTTGCTGCAAACAACGGCACGAACCTTGTCGGGTATGGCGGGCAATCACTGACGCAACGCCTTCAGGTGCAAAACTTTGTTACCGACACTCGCTTTGCGGGCGGCGCTAAAGGTGATGGTGTATATACCGCATCGAGCGATACCGTTTCTGGCACCGATGATACGGCAGCAATCCAAGCGGCACTGAATGCCGGTGGTCGCGTGGTATTCCCTGGACCCAATCGGATTTATCGCGTAACCAACCGCCTGCTTGTGACGGTTCCGGGTACTTGGGTTGAACTCGAAGCTGGCGTGCAAATCATTGGGATGCCGTGGCGCAAGCCTGCTGGGCAAGATCCTTTTGGCTCGTTGCTACTAATTACGGCGGACAACTGTACGGTTACGGGGGCAAGCGAGCACTCCAGCGGATTCAGGGTGCTTAGCCCATCCGAGGCTAACGGCGTCACATTCCTGCATTGCGGTGGGGTAACTGCCCGCAATTTTTTCGTAAAATACAAGGCAGGCGCTGGCGCTCCCATTTCCGACGATACTTTCCAGACTGGCCTACATGTGCTTAACGCGACAGGCGGCAACGCTAACGGGACGCTTAGCAACGCCCTTATTGAAAACGTGGTTTCCGAAGGGTTTGTGCAGTACGGATTCCAGTTTTACGGCGATTTGTCGGGCGGGATCATGCGAGGTTGCACCGGCACGCTTGCAGGCATTCTAAGCAACCCATCTTCGCGGGGGTCTGGCATTGCCATTACGCGCGGGGTGCGCAACCTTTTGGTTGCCGACAATAACTTTTCGAACAACAAGGAATACGCGGTACTACTTTCGTCCGCTGGGCTGGACAGCTACAACATTACTTTTTCCGAAAATCGGATTGCAGACAACGGGCGCGGCGGAATATCGGGAACGGAAGAGGCGAACCTTGCGTCTGTCGCAGGGCAGGGCATGTCTAGAATCAAGGTGAAAGATAATCGCTTTATCGGTAATGGGAAAAACTCTTCCTTTACTAGCGGAAGAGCCGCTATTCGATTTGGCACATTCGACAATGTAGGCTATATCAAGGGATACGAATGCACTAACAATTATTTCGAAGATAACGTTGATTACAACGAAATATACCAAAGCAATGCCTCCAACGGCGTATTTGATGGCGGCAAGTCTTTTGGCAATGTTTCTGATATTAATGCAAACACGCAATATGCTTTTGCTATTGGTTCTGGCGTAAAAAACTTTTTGCATTCCAATTTCTATAATGGCAATCAGTCAAAAAAAATTACTGATGCACAGTATTACTGGACTGAGTTTGATTTAACTGCGGGCTGGTCTCTGGCTCTTGGGGAGCCGTTTAAGAAATCAGGCTACATGATCGAACCAGACGGACACGTTGCATTGCGCCTGAATACGCAAAACGGGTCCAATGGAGAAGTGGCGTACACTATGCCGGAAGGCTATCGCCCCTCAACCACTGTTGTATTTAGCGACGGCGCTAATAGGTTCTATATCAGGCCTGATGGCGCATTGATTTTTTCGATAGGTAGCGGCCCAATCTTAACCACTGTACGTTACCTGCCATACGCATAAAAAGGAAACCAAATGATCCCTAAAGTTGACGTGTTCAAAATGGGCGAACTGATCCGTGATGCGGAAAAGTCCCTTGACAAGCTGCATAAGTTCGCTCACCGTATGGCGGTGAAACACGCGGGCGATTTGGGACTGAAGAAGGCAAGCGGCGACTTTACCACGCTTAGCGGTGGTGTTCCGAAAGACCCGCCTCCGGAGTGAGGTAACATGATAACGACCGTAGTATTCGGTTTTATGAGCGCGGCGGCTGTATGGCTTGCCGCGCTTTCTTATGTCGATCGCCAAGCACGAACGATCGCAGCAACCTTTCTTATGGCGACATGGGCGCTCTCTAGTTTAAGTTTAGAATTGCGACTGCTATGGCCCATCATGGATACTGCGTTCGGAGGCATGTTCATTATGTGGTGGGTTGACAAGCCTAAGATGTGGAAATTAGGTTTGTTTGCGTTGTTTGTTATGCAATCAGTGTGCCATGTTGTGTATCACGCCGCCCTAGCGTTTGGCGGGAATGTGGGCTACTGTTATACGGCTGCGCTTAACGCTTTGTTTATATGCCAGCTTTTGGTGGTTTCGAGCGACGGAATTAAGCGTGGACGGGATTTATGTATCGATTGGTTCGCTGATAATTTTGGCAGGGCTTGGCCTGATGGTGTACGCTCATTTTTTTCACGACCGGAGCGGTAAGCGGTGATTCATTGGGAACAGGTCGCAATGGCCGCTCTCGCATGGATGCTGATGGGCAATGCCTTGCGCTTCGCTGCGGTGGGCGGACAGGCGATGGTCCCGGTGATGTGGGCGGGATGGGACGTTCTGTGGCGCAAGGGAAGCAACAGCAGGGATTGCGCCCGCCGCTTCGCCGATGCGCTGGATGGGCTTTATATCCGGCTTATGGCCGCGCTTACCACTACTGCCAGTGGCGCTCTGGTGTATTCTGGCATCTTCTTTACCGGCGTGGGAATGGCGATCCGCGTATCGGGCAGCGTACTGCGCTATACGGAAAAGACCGATATGTTCTGGCAGGAATGGTCGAAGTGGCAGAATATCGCATCCACTCCGCTGATTGTTGTGGGCATGTCGTGCATCATTGCGGCGGTTAGTCCACGCCGTACCGCCAGCCTGTGGATGAGCGCGGGGTTTGTGTTTGCGGGCATCGGCATAGGGATGGTCACGACCAGTGCGGTATTTCAATGAAATGGAATTGGGATGACTGGCCCTATTACGCTCTCATGCTGTTCTCGGTAATGTCGGGTCAGTGGGCGCGCATGGGTCACGCATACGAAAGCAAGGGCGTCAAGCCTACTTGGTCAAAAGTTGCCATTGAACTTTCGATGTTGCCCGCGTTTGCCAGCATCGGTGGCGCACTCGCAGCCCAGCACGATTGGCCCATCTACGGCATCATCGCCACGGGCGTTGTAGCGGGCTGGCTTGGCTTTGCGCTGTTCAATATGGCGGGCGAAGCCGTCATGCTGTGGATACGCAAAAAGACTGGTGGCGGCGGGGAGTAACTGGTTCCCCGCCGTGGATTCGAACCACGATCGTCGCAGTCAAAGTGCGATGTCCTGCCATTAGACGAACGGGGAATGGCGAAGGTGGTAGGATTCGAACCTACGATCGCGGGTTTGGAGTCCGCTGCTTTAGACCAACTAAGCTACACCAACGCATGGCTGGGAAGGTTGGATTCGAACCAACGACATGCTGATTAACAGTCAGCCGCTCTACCCCTGAGCTACAACCCATAAACTCTTGCAGCGGCCCAAGCGGGAGGGAGGGCACTTGTTATCGAATCCGGTAAAACCGTTGTCGATGGCCGCTACATAAACCCCTATATGCTGTAGCTTGGCGGGTGTCAAGCCCGGTCGAAATTTCTTAGCATATCGCACTCAACCGTATCGCTAAATATGCGGTGATATAGCCGCTGATCGTATTCGCCCTTGGCAAAGACTACTGTGTCGCCATCGGCAATCTCGCGACGGGCGCGCGAGTCCCAGCCCATATGCACAAAGTCGGGCTGACCCCAAACGCGGACTGCGCTTAGGTACTCATCGCCACGAAACCAGACAAAGTGTATCATCTTGACATTCCTAGCCCATCGCGCTACGGGCGTCAACTGCAATACATGGAGGGTGCGCGCATGGCGCTTATTGATCCGAAGCTGTACGAATATGCCACGCCGCGTCAGGCGGAATATATGCAGGCCATCGAAGCCCATGGAAGCGGGCGCAAGGCTGCTGAGGTGTTGGGCGTTCATTATGCCTCAGTGAACCGTGCATATGCGACTGTTAAGGCGAATGCGGCTCGTGCAGGCTACGCCCCCGGCCATTTCAAGGATGGCGTTGCCCCTGGATATGCCATGGGCAAGGTCACGGTGCAGCGTGGGGCCGATGGTAATGTGGAGCGGACTTGGGAGCGGCAATCGCCTGAACTAAAGTCGCTAGAGACGTTCATGCGGGTGTTGGAAGAGCGGTTTGGTGAAAGCGCCGTTTTGCCCGCTCCCATGATTGAAGCTCCAGCACAAGTCGATAGCGACTTGCTTGCCGTTTACCCTCTCGGCGATCCCCATATGGGACTCCATAGCTGGGGAGACGAAACCGGCGAAGATTTTGACTTGAAGATGGGCGACAGCATCCATCGCAAGGCGATCGATCGCCTTGTCAGTTCTGCGCCCGCAGCAGGCGAGGCATTGCTGATTAATCTTGGCGACCTCTATCATGCCGACGACAGCAAGAACATGACGCCGGGGCATGGAAACCTGCTAGACGTGGACTCGCGCTACGAAAAGGTAATGCAGGTTGGCATCGACATGATGATCCATTGTACGTACCGGCTGCTAGAAAAGCACGATGTGGTAACAGTGTGGAATATGAAGGGGAACCACGATCCTCACGCCTATTTCGCCCTCTCCGCTGCCATGTGGCAACATTTCCGCAACGAACCTCGCGTAACGATAAATGCCAAGCCCGCCGACTATCTTTACTACCGATTTGGGGAAAACCTCATCGGATCGCACCATGGGCACGGAGCGAAGGCTGCGGATTTGCCGCTGCTTATGGCGTCGGACCGCAAGGAGGATTGGGGGCAGACCTCGCATCGCGTGTGGCACTGCGGTCACATTCATCATAAGACGTTCAAGGAGAATCCCGGCTGCGATGTAGAAACGCATCGCACTCTAGCAGCTAAGGACGCATGGCACGCCCAGAAGGGCTATCGTAGTAAGCGCGACGCGAACGTGATTGTTTACCATCGCAAACATGGCGAGGTGCAACGTACGCGCGTTGATGTGGCGATGTTGTAAAGCCCTACCACAAGCCCGCCCATTGCGCTACCTTGCATAATAATTGCATGGGTAGTTAGCATGATAGATTGGAAGGCGACGCAGGCGCGTTTGGGCGTTACCCCGGATGGGATTGTGGGACGGGGCACGTACACAGCGCTCCTGCGCGTGGTAGCGCCGAATGCTGATGCCGCCGTTATCAAGTCGCTGGCGAATGCGTGCGTGGTGCATTTTCCGGCCTATGGCGTCGATAAGTCGGTTGCGCGCATGGCTGATATGCTCGCTCAGACTGCAAATGAAACGGGCGGCTACAAGATATTTAACGAGAACCTGAACTACAGCGCTGAGGCGCTGGTACGGACGTGGCCTAGCCGCTTCACCGCTGCCAGTGCTGCACAGTACGCTCGCAAGCCCGAACTGATCGCAGGCAAGGTGTACGGCGATCGGATGGGCAACAATGGCCCTGCCGATGGATGGGCGTTCCGTGGGCGGGGTATGCTTCAGCTTACGGGGCGCGCGAACTACGAAGCGACCGACAGACGGTTGGGCATCGGCCTGGATACCGACCCCGATCTAGCGGCTGTGCCCGCGCTCTCGCTGCTGATCGCGTGTGACTTCTACCGGCAAAACAAAGTGTTTGAGGCATTGGATGCGGGTGACACGACTAAGGCCCGCCGCATCACGAACGGCGGCGCTATTGGCCTGGATCATGTGAATGCTTTGCGCGCTAAGCTGTTGGGGGTGCTGCGATGAAGCTTGAGGAAGTCCCACGCCTGATTATGTCGGCGGCGCTGATCCTGTATTTCGGCTATGCGCTGGTTGCCCATTGGAGCGAGGGCATCGAGGAAACGCTAAAGGCCGCGTTCATGATCGCCGTGGGGTATTGGCTGGGCAGCAGCAAGGGTAGCGCCGATAAGCAAAAGGCGATCGATGGCGGCCCGACCGGAACGCCTCGCGACCCTATCAGTGTGGACCCCGTATGATCTTTGCCCCATTCACCGCCGCGTCCGCCGTATCCAGCGTGCTAATGTTCTTGGGGCGACATTGGCGCTGGTTCGCGGGCGGCGCGGTCGTGATCGCGGTCATTATCGGCTTGCAGATTTACCGTGGGCAGCGTGACGAAGCCCGCCGCGAAGCGCAAGTGACTCGCGCGCAGCTAACCGAGGCGAACAGTCGGCTAAAGACCAGCAACGCCAGCCTTGATCGGTTGCAGTCAGACGTAACGAACCAAAACGCCGCTATCGACAATCTGGCAACTGAGGGACAAGCCCGCATCGTTGCTGGGCAAAATGCATTGCGCGAGGAAATCCGGCGCGGCGCATCGGCGGCGACAGTTGCCAAGGAACTGAAAGCCGCTCCCACCAAGGCTGAAGACCAAAGCCGCACCAGCCCCAAAGTGCTGGCTAATAAGGACATGCTATGAAGCGATATGCTCTAGTGGCGCTGATTGCGCTTGCAGGGTGCGCTCGCCCCGATGTGTCGCCGCCCGCTATCGAGGTGCGGACGGTCGAGGTGAAGGTTCCAACGCCGGTGCCGTGCGTAGATGGTAAAAGCGTGCCCGCCGAACCGGGTAAGGTTGGCGGGCAGTTGAATGGGCAGGCAGCCCACGACTTGGATTTGGTCGCAGCTAGTGCTCTACAGCTTAGGCAATGGGGGCGGGAATTGAAGGCGTTGATTACGCCTTGCGTTCGGCCTTAGCCATTTCGGCTATGGCTTCGTAACCAGCTTCAGCCATGTAAAACCACTTGTTGGCTATGGCAGGGCGCATAGCATCCAGAGTAGCGCCATTATGCTTGGCCATCGCCCGCGCCATAGCTTCAATCGCGTCACGCTTAGTCATGCGTCAACATTCTGCTTGTGCGGCTTCAGCTTGCGCATTTGTTCGGTGAACTCGTCGGATGCTTTTTGTAGCTTTTTGAAATCTTCCGCTCTGTAGCCCGCTTCGGGGTCAAGCTTGTAAGGGTCTTCCTTGAGTTCAACGAACAAGCCATTGGCGCAATCATCAAAAGCGGCAACGGTGTAAATGCCGCCTTTCTTTGCCCACCACAGTTCGTCGCCTTCAGCCCTGTCATAATCGTCCGTGATGCACACAACGCAATCCCCCACATCATAATCAATCTGCATATATTCCTCCGTCGTTGATACGCGATATATGCCATATCGGCGCACGGCTTGCAATCGCATTTTTCGCTTGCATCGCGTTTTGTGTGAAGGCATAAGGTACCCACAACATAAGGAGGATGTTATGACACAGGCTTGGGCTGGCTTTGCGCTAGGGTTGATTGCCGGGTTCACTCTTGGAGTGCTGTTCATGGCGCTCTGGACGGTAGCAGTGTATAAGGATGAGGATGACACCGTACGATGCGCCCATGGTGGCAAGGATGCTGGCGAGCGCGTCGGATGATGACCTCGCCCGGTACACAAACCGCGACTTTCAGCGATGGCCCGCAACGGTAATCCTGAAAGGTGAACTGATACGCGAGATGATCGCTAACGAAATAAGCAGGAGGCAACGATGCCAGAAAAGTTGACGGATGCGCAGATTGAATGCATGAAGGATGGCGAGCCTACGCTATTCGGCAGCGTAACGCTGATGAAGAGGTACGGGCGTTCCGTAGCAGCCTTCCGGCGTAGAGGATGGGCTGAAGATTTTACACTGACGCCGAACGGCATGGCGATTTACAATCGGGTAGTTGGGGAAAAGAAGTGACCGATATTTTTAGCACGCCGTGGGATCATCGGTGCGCGGTGACTGGCCGCAAGTTCAAGCCTGCCAAGGGCCAGGGTTGGTATCAGGCAGCGCCGCACAAGCGTGGCGAAAAACTGAAGATGCGCGTGGTCAGCCCTGCTGCGGTCAAGGCAGGCTGGGTGCCAACTGATTTTGATGGGCTTGGCCCGGAATATGGCCGCTGTGGCATCTGGGAGGGCTGAGGCATGAACGACTTTGAGTGGCAGGCTGTGCGCAATTACCTGACCGACCATGCCGAGATTGCGGGCAATATCGTGCGTGCGGCAAGGCGAGATAATACGGGCGAAGTGGTGCGACTGCTGCTGATTCTGCTTGCGCCATCGTGCGCGGCGTGCGATACGGTCGAAATCGAAT